CCCTTGACCCCGGCGCCGTAGAGGCCCATCAGGAGGCTTGAGAACTTCATCAGTGGTCCGGCGGCCGCCACTGCGCCCCCGAGGATGAGGAGCCACTTGCGCTGCGTCTCCGAGAGGCCGGAGAACCAGCCTGCGACCTTCTCGACGACCTTGGCGAGGTCCTTGGCGATGGGGATGAGCGAGGTGCCCAGCTGGGCGGAGATGTCGGCGAACTTGGCCTTCAGCTCCCGTGTCTTGTTGGCGAGCGAATCGCTCGTCCGCGCGTAGTCGCCCTGGGCGTCCTTGGTCTGGGTCATGATGAGGCTGTACCGCGCCTGGACCTTCTGCTGTTCGGTGAGCTCGTCCCCGACGTCGGCGAGGCCCATCCGATAGGCCTCTTGCTTGACCGTCGTCTCGTTGAGCAGGACACCGAGTTGGCGCATCGGTTCCGCTTCGCCGACGAGGCCGGACTGGAGCTTCTGCAGGGCTTCCTCGATGGAGATGTTGTGGAAGCTGGCGAGGTCGGCCGCCAGTTCGACCATCTCCTGCGACATCTGGGCCGTGGGCTTGGAGCCCATCCCCATCGTCTTGAAGAGGTTCCCGAACGTGGAAGCCGCCGACTCGGCCTGCTCCTGCGACTGACCGAAGGAGTCAGAGGCGGTCGCCGACCATGTGTGGATGGTCTTGGCGTTCTTGCCGAAGACCACGTCGCTCTTGTTCACCGCCTCCTCGAGGTCCGAGGCGCCCTTGGTCGCCATCGTGAAGCCCGCCACGATCGGCACCGTGAACCCGAGCGTCATCCTCGTGCCGTACTCGCTCATCTGGCGCTGGGTACGCTGCGCTTTGGTGGACAGGCCACCGAGGGCGGCCTGGCCGCCCGAGGAGTCGCCCGAGATGACCAGGCGGACGAGCTGTGTCAGGGTGGCGGCCAACTCACCCGCCCAGGCCGATTCCCAGCCGCATGCTCAGCATCTGCTTGTCGAGGTCGTCGATCTCATCGACCGCGATGGCGCCCTCCTGCGGGGCGAGAGTCACCTTCGGCTCGACGATGCACATGGTGTACAGCCACGCCATCGCGTCGAGCTGGGCCGGCAGACCGGGGCTCTCACCGGAGGCGAGCGCCTGGATGGTCTCCAGCACGTCGGCCGGGATGAGACCCCGCTTCATCCATTTGTAGAGCTGCGGCGGACGCGCCAGCACCTTGGCGCCGCTGGGGAGCTCCAGCTCGACCGGCTTGGTCGGCCACGCTCCCGGCGCGGTGGGCGCGAACTGCTGCTTCTCGTCACTCATCAGTCGGAGTCCTCCTCACGCGGGAACCACGCTGAGCCGTCCGTCGGGGCGGAGGCGTGGAAGCCCTCTTTCTTGTCGCTCTCCTTCTTGCGGGCGTCCTCGACAGCCAGCGTCATGTGACAGTCGAACTCGAAGCCCAGGACGGCATCGGCGATGCCTAGGTAGTCGCTCGGCAGGCAGCCGTAGCGCTCACAGAAGACGACAGCCTCGACGGTCTCGGGGTCCCCACCGATGCGGCTCGCCGCCCAACAGGCCACATACAGGGCGTCCTCTTCGGCGAGCATGTCGCCTGGCAGGCACGCTCGGTCCATGCAGGCGTCGGCCACCTCGACGATGCCGAGCACGCCGCCTGCTGCCGTTTTCTCGGCCAGCAGGCGGCGCAGACCCGGCACACACAGCTCGACGGTCAAGCCGCTCGGCAGTGTGACCGTCTCGCTCATCAGGCGTAGGTAGCCAGCGAGGAGGTCGCGTTGACCAGCGTCACCGTCGCGAACTTCGAGGTCGATGTGTCATACCGCGCCGCCCAGTCGAACGAGGCCGGATGGCGGCGGTTGTTGTTCGACGGGTCGATCTCACCGCCGATGTACTGGCAAGCCGGCATCTCGATCCACATCTGGTGCTTGTACGACCCAGCTGCGTTCTCGGTGTGGGTCAGGTGGATCGTCGCCGCGAACGTGGTGCCTGCGACCAGCGCCGACCAGTCGTCGGAATCGAACGTCTGGGCGCTGATCCGTCCGGTGATCTGCGGCCACGGCTGCCCGTCGGCAAACTCCATCGCGTCGGGGAAGGCCGAGGCGGTCTGCCGTGAACGCTGCGCCTCGACTCCGTTGTTGATGGCGAAGTTGAAGTCGGTCACCGTGGCGCCGCCGGAGAGCCAGTCATCGAGCGTCAGGTAGCCGTCGATGAACGGCTTGGTCGTCTCGAAGCTCGGCGTGATCGACGGGTCGGAGACGATCGCCCAGTAGAGTCCCTTCATCGCCGCCGTGGCTCGCCAGACGCCACCCTCCGGGGCGAAGTCGAGGCGGTCGATGGCGACGCCCTGCCCCTTGTAGAAGAGGCCGTCGCCCTTGTTGCCGTGGTAGACCTGCGCCGTCTGCGGCGGGTTGGTCAGGTCCCAGGAGAAGACGTGGCGATAGGCGCTGGACGGGATTGCTGTGCTGTCAGGATCGACCACGGTCGCTCCGTCGCCCTCGGTGGTCGTCACACCACCGCAGGCGAGCAGCAGCAGGATCCCGAGCGAGCCCGGGTAGAGTCTGGTCGGCAGGGAGAACTCGGGATTGTAGGCCGCTGCACCGAGGTGCGGAAGCTCGCCCGAGGCGCCCCTCATCTCATCGTTGCGCTCGAGCAGCTCGACGTTCGGGTTCATGGTGAACTCGGTCGCCGGGATGTCGAAGTTCACCGAGGAGACCGTGTTGCTGCCGCCCTCGGCGTTCGGCGCCTGTTCGGCAGAGAGCCGGACGAAGTTGGTGCCCATCAGTCGTCACCGCCCTTCTTGGCCGCGGTGGCCTTGCTCTTGGGTGGGTCGAGGTCGACGATCTTCAGCGGGAGGTTCATCTCCTTGATGCGCTGCGTCGCCTCGCTCTCTGTCAGGCCGGTCTCCTTGAGAGGCACCACCGTGCCGGGCCCGTAGACGCCGGGGAACCCGGGGAAGTGGCGCGTCTCGATGGCGTCCGGCTGGGTGATGCCTTTGCTCATCGGTGCTGCTCCTTTCACAGCTGGTCGAAGCTGAGCAGCCGGAAGGCCGTCCCGCGGCTGCGCAGTAGGTAGGAATCGTCATCTGGGATCTCGACGACCGTGCCGGCGGTGCCCCGCCAGTCGCACTGGTGGTCGGTGAAGGCATCAGCTGCGCACATGAGTTCCTGGACGGCCACGCAGTAGCGCATCAGTCGCCGGTCGCTCTCGTGCAGAGTGGAGCCCTTCACGCGGATGTAGACGAGCACGTCGGTCGCCGTCTGGTAGCGTCCGGCGATGTCCTTCGCATCGACGTCGCCGGCACCGGTGTCGGGGACCTCTTCGCCGGCCAGGATGATGACGCTCGGCACCGTCAGGGTGAGCAGCTCCTGCGTGAGCAGGTCGCCCTTGGTGCCGATCAGCGCTGTCAGGTAGCCAGTGCTCGTGCTCGGCGCATCGAGGGTGATGGAGTCGTCGTAGCGGGCCGCCACCGTCGTGAGCTTGGCGCTCATGCCGGCCTTGAGCAGTGTCTCGACCGCGTCGAGGACGGCCTCTGTGCCGTCCCAGGTCGTTGACCGTCCGGTCGATGCTGAGAGTTCCTCGGTGCCGTCCCAGCTCCACCCTGGAGTATCGCCGTCTGCGTAGGGGTGGACAGACTCCGCCGGCTCCATCTGCACGGCAGTGAGGTAGGCCGTCTGGGCAGCGTTCTCGCCGCTCTGGTACTTGACGTACGCATAGGCGGCGTCAGACGGCGCCTTGACGACGATCTGGAAGGTGTGCCAGCCGCTCGCGTAGGCCGGCGATGTGTAGTCGCCGCCCTGCCCGACGGCCACCGCGCCTTCGGCGTCGCTGGTGAAGTAGCAGCCAAGGACCTCGACAGCGGCCGGCGTGTCGGCCCGGTAGCGACTCAGCCGGATGGCGTAGGTCTGACCCGGAGTCACCGCGACCGGCGTGCTCTCCACGATGGGCACGAGCGACGTCCGCACCAGCTTCCCGGCCGTCAGGCAGCCCTCGTCGGGTGCGTCGATGCCCTCGTCGGCCAGCGTGACGGCCGAGAGGGTCGCGTAGCTCGGCGTCCAGCCTGTCGTCGCGGTGCCGAACTTGGGGTTGGTGATGAGGTTGGAACGACTCACCGCAACACCCCCAGCGCCGCCTGTCCGCTCTTGAACAGGTATTCGTGGGCGGCCTTGCCGAGGTCGGTCGAGAAGGTGGCCGGGAAGGCAAGCAGCGGGCGCCGCTCGGCGAAGTAGCGGCCGTACTCCTCAGCCGGGCCGCTCTCAAGGCCGAAAGACGCCTCGCGCGGTCCGACTTCGGCGGCATAGCCCTCGCCGCCGGTCATGGCCCGGAAGAGGTGGCCGTAGAGCCAGCCGATCGGAGCCGAGCCACCCCAGCCGGGCGGCGTAGAGGCGTGAGACGCCTTCCACTTCGCGTAGGCCTCGGAGAGGTCCGCCCAGCCGCCGGCACCCCACTCACCCTGGGTGGAGAACTGCTCCCGCATGCCGGCGGTGAACAGCTCGCCGTAGGCGTGCCACAGGGGCGAGAGGTCGTCGAGCGACCCCTTGTAGCGCGACAGGGCGAACGAGAGCCCCTCCAGCGAGGGAGAGGTGTGGAGGTCGAATCGCAGCGCCTCGCCGGCCATCACCACTCCACGTCGCGCCGCACGAACGGCGCCGCAGCGGTATCACCGGCGCCGTACTGGTTGTCGTCGTCGGACTCATACGTGAACCCCTCGCCGATGGAAGAGCTCTCCGTCGAGCCGTCCGGCACCAGGACGCGCCCCTCGCGGATGTCGGCAAGCGCGTCCCGGAACGCCTGCCGGTAGGAGGCGTCGATGTCGGGGATGGTCGGATGCTTGGCTCGCAGCACGAGCGACGCCACGCCGTTGAGGCAGACCGTCTTGAGGTAGGCCAGCGCGTCGTCGTCTGTCTGCGAGAGTGAGTAGCCGCGGCCGACGAGGATCGCGTTGACCTCGCTGGTCACGTAGCTGATGTAGCTGGTCACCTGCGTCTCGGTCGGCTCGGTGCCGGTCGCCGAGATGGTCACCATCGGCAGGAAGGCCTTCGCCTCCGCCAGTGTGCAGTAGTCGGCCACGGCTCACTCACCTCCTCATGCGGCGAAGGCCACGACGCTGAAGGTGTGACTCGCGTCGTCGCCGGAGACGTCGGCGATGGCCGCCCGGGCCCGGACGTGACTGCCCCAGACCCCGGCCCTCACCGCTGCGGCGGCCGCGTCGGCCGTCACGGTGACGACCGATGCACCGGGCGCCTGGCCGTCGATGGTCAGGACCTCCCGGGCCGCGGCACCGTTGCCGGCCTGTTGGGTGAAGTGGCCGGCATTGATCCACGTGGTGCCGCCGTCCGGGCTGATGTCGATGTAGACGTCGAGGGTGTCCCCGGCGTCGGTGGCGCTGGCGGTGATGTCGAGCATCACCATCAGACGCGTAGCGCTCGGCGGGATCGCCGTGGCGGTGCCCGTCTCGCTTGCGGTGCGGGCCGCCGCCGTGAGCAGCGTCAGCTTGCGGAAGTTGCCTTTCATCTCTTGGCCGCCTTCCGCTTGGCCGCCGTCGCCTTGCGCTTGGCGGTCGTCTCGACGCGGGAGTCACGCCACTGCACGGCGCCGGCGGCCTCCACGTCGGAGAGGGCGCCCTTCATGGCGGGCACCTGCTCCCCGGGGGTGTAGACCTGGCCGTCGTGGTGCACCTCGCCGCGCGTCACTACGTACGGCATGGTGTCTCCTCTTCTGGGCAGCCCTCGACGAACTTCTCGTAGAGGCCGAGGTGCTGCTCGGTGAGCTTGCCGTTGTCGCTCAGGTCCTCCAGCGCGGAGACGATGAGGGCCTGGGCCTTGCCCCCGATGGGGACGTCCCGTGGAGCCTCCGCCGCGCCGTCCCAGTGGATGCGCCCGTCCTCGATCGTGACGCCGAGGGCGGCGTGCTCTTCCTCTGTGAACGACAGCTCGCGCCGCAGGTCATGGACGATGCGGACGGTCGTGATGTCGCCTTCCTTCGGCAACAGGCCGAGTAGCAGAAGGCGCTCAGCGACGGAGAGCTCCACGGGTTCCTCCCATCAGTCGCGGTTGGTGCCGGTCGTGGTGCACATGACGTAGACGGTCGTCCCGTCGTCGGTCACGCACTTGAGTGAGTGGGTCATCGAGTCGGTGTCGTGCGTCGCCAGGAGCGTCCCATTGGACGCGTCGGGCAGACGGAAGAGGTTGCTCAGCCGCTGGGCGGTGTTGTCGCCGATGCGGATGAACGCGTTCTTCGCCCCGGCGGTGATGCCGGTGCCGAGGTCCGACTCAAGGAACACGACGCTGTTGTTGGAGTTCAGCGTCTTGGTGTCGTCGTTGGCGCCGTAGGTGAACCTCGCCGCGAACGCCTGACCGGAGATGGAGGCCGAGGCGTCGATGTCGAGGGAGATGTGAGCACCGTTGATGGTCCCGCCGGTGGCCGCGCTGGCCGCCCCGACGCTGGTCATCGCCCGCAACGCCTCACCGGAGCCGGTGCCGGTGATGTAGAGGCGGTCGTAGATGCCGCGTGCATCGCCGGAACTCGCACCGCAGTCGGCGTAGATGGACACGAACTTGGTGTCCGCCGTGTCGTCGACCAGCGGCGTACCCGAGACACCGAGCGCCACGTTGACCGCACCGACACCGAACAGCGTCGAGGCGCTCGCATCCCAGAGCAGGTAGTCCGCCCCGTTGGCCGCGTCGCCGTAGACCTTCACGTCGAAGGACTTCTGGGTGGCGGCCGAGTCGCCGATCTCGATGAGCGAGTCGTCGGCGGTCGCTGTCACCAGCAGATTGGTGCCGTCCCACGTCATCTGCACATCGCCGGTCGCGCCGGATCCGGTGCCGAAGACGAGGTAGTCGCTGTCCTTGAACTGAAGGTCGACGCCGGTCGTGTAGATGAGGTTGGCCGAAGCGTCGGCGTACAGGTAGGACGCGCCGCTGGCGGCCCCCCCGTACCACTTCAGGTCGAAGGACTTCTGCGTCGTTGCAGCGTCACCGACCTCGATGACCGAGTCGTCGGTCAGGGCGGTGATGACGCAGTTCGTGCCGTCCCACTCGATCGAGACGTCGTTGCTCGTACCGAGGTAGAGCTTGTCGGCGTCGTAGAGGTGGACGGCCGGCGGCTGGATCGGAAGCGGAATGGGTACCTTGGTCATGGTGTCCCTCCCCTCCGGTCAGCTGACGACGGTCGTGTACAGGTAGGCCGAGTTGACAGCCACGGCGACCTCGTCCGTGCAGTCGTAGCACTGGAGGATGCGGCTGCGGGTCTGCTTCTCGTCGTACTCGGTGACCGAGTAGCGGGAGCCGTCGATCTCGCAGACGAAGGTCTGCATCGGGGTGATGACTCCCTCGGCGCTGGTGGGCGAGGCGGGGTCGATGTAGCAGACCGACACGCTCTTGCCCCACACGTCGCTGTAGGACGCCGTGGCGCCCTCGGCGGCGGTGTTGTAGATGGCCCGCCCGACGATGACGCGGTCGACACCGAGCGCCGTGGCCGCCTGGGCCTCGGTCGCCGGGGTGCCGGAGACCAGACCCGCCACCCTGCTGGTGATGTCGGCGTGCAGGCGCAGGTCGGCCCACACCGCAGCGCCCATCACGACGGTGTTCGGCTCGATGCCGATCAGCGCCCGGATGGCCTCCTTGGCGTCGGCCACCTTGGCGACCGGGTTGGACGTGTCGGTGTCCCACCGGTCGGTGCCCGACAGAGCTGCCGTGTTGGTGAACGTCGAACCCGAGAAGAGGATGTCGGCGACACGCTTCTCGTAGCCGAGGAGCAGCTTGTTGACCAGACCGGCCGTGACCCTCTGCTGGAGCCGCATCGCGGCGTCGCTGTTCTTGAGCTTGATGTTCGGGATCTTGCCCTCGAGCGCGTACTCGAGGCAGCGGTACGAGCTCTCGGACTCGGTCCACTCGACCCGGTTGACCTGGGCGCCACCGGTGTAGTTCTGCGCGTCGAGGCGCAGGTCGGCGGCGTCGTAGATCAGATAGGCGTCGGAGAGCTGCGACACGCTGATGGGCGGTGCCACGATCTCGCCGATCATGTTGGCCTTGAGGTTCTTCGCAGTGCCGGCCGCGAAGCTGCTCATGGCCGTGTTGATGTGTCCCTGAACGATGGTCATCTCAGATCACCCTCCTCAGCCGGCCGCAGCCGCGTAGAAACCAGGAACGAGGAGGACCTCGACGTAGCCGGTGCCGCTGGCCAGCGCCTCGAGGGCGAAGCCGGCGATCTTGTCTCCGTCGGTGGTCGTCACGGTGCCGTGGCCCGACGCGTCGGGCGTGATCGCGCACTCGCGGGTGATCGCGGCGGTCGCGTCGCACCACACCCGGCAGGGGCCGAGGATGGCGACCTCGATGTGGTCACCCGACGCGCAGTCGCTGGTGCCGATGTAGACGCCGACGAAGGTGTTGGCGCCGTCGGTCTCGCAGACGCTGTTCGCACCGTCCATCTCGACGAAGTGGCCGGCGGAGATCGCCTCGCTGGCCGCGAACGTCTTGATGACCGTGAAGGCGCTGGTGGCCTGACTCATGTCACGCCTCCTCTCTGTGCAGATACCGCTCGGCGAGGGCGGGGTCGTCCGCCAGGACGCGGCTCATCGCCTCGCCGAACTCGATGCCGTCCTTCTCGGCGAGCCTCTCGGCCTTCTCGGCCAGCTCGACGGAAGCGTCGGCGTACTCCTTGGGATCCTCGGGCGTCTCGCCCGAGCCCTTCTCGCTGGTGTCGACCAACCGGAGACCCTTGCGGGCACCCAGGATGGCGTCGAAGGAACCGGCGTCGGACTCGGCCAGCTTCAGCAGGCCGTCCTTCTCCGCCGGCAACACCTCGGTCGCCTCGATGGCGGCCTCGAGCCGATGCACGCGGTCCGCCTTCTCGCCCTCGGCGAGCTTGGCGGCCAGATCGTCACGCTCGGTGACGAGCGCGTCGCGCTCTTCGGTGACCTTCTTGACCTCGGCGAGGATGGTGGGCTCGTCGGCGCCCTCATCGAGCTTGAGGTACTCGGTGAGTTCGGACATGTGCTCCTTCTCCTCTTGCGTGGACGACTGGCCGACGCCCTCTTCACTGGCGCTGATGCCGACGTCCTCGGCGGTCGCGTCGATGTCGGGCTCGGTCAGAGATGTGGACATGGTGTGGGCGCTGGCCTTGGAGCGCGTCTCGCGCAGCATGGTGCGCATGGCGCGGATACCGGTCTTGCCTTTGAGGCGCTCGTCGAGTTTGGCCAGCAGTGAATCGATGTCGTTGATCAGCTCGGCGACCGGATCCTCGTCGTCGGCCGCCTCAAGCTCCGAGAGAGCGACCTCGATAGGCTCTGCGGCGGCGATGCGCTCACCGGCCTCCAGGACCGGCGGCAGGATGCGCAGCACGGGAGTGTTGGTCAGTGAGACGCCCTTGAGGACGTTCGGCGTTTTGCCGCCGGTGGTGTTGTCGATGTGGCTGTCGATGTGGACCGAGTTGTAGGCGTACCGCTTGCTGTTGAGCAGCTCGGCGCCCAGGTCGGTCGGCTCCCAGTCGGCGAACAGGGCCTCGCCACCGTCGCTCGTCGCGGCGACGTAGAGGCGCTTGACCCAGCCGGCGGCCTGGGTCGACTCGTCGTGTTTGCCGGAGGAGTCGACGACCGGCTCGGTGCCCAACACACCGCCCTCGAAGTTGGCGATCAGCTCGTCGGCCAGCTCCCGAGTGAGCGGTAGCTTGGGATACTTGGCGCTCTTCCACTCACCGAACGGGAAGAGCATCATCGGCAGGCGCTCGCCCGCCCTTGCCTCTTCTGCGAGGCGGTAGAGGTCGAGTAGGCTCATTCGTCACCTGCCTTGTAGCGGTAGATCACGACGCACCGGCAGCGCTCGCCACCCAGGCATCGCGGGTTGGGAGTCCACGTCGCGGCCTCGTCGAGGTCGCTCGTCTCGCGGCCGTCCATCGGCTCGCAGTTCTCACAGACGTTGCCGTCGAGGATGGCCGAGTAGACGCCGTCGGCGATTTGTGCCCGCTCCTCGGCGGCCTCGGCGGTGCGTCCCTCGATGACGACCCGGGTGATGGTGAAGCCGACTTTGATGGCCGTCTCGTCGGAGGCGCGGCGGACCATCTCGGTCGCCACCTCCAGACTCATCGGGCGCACCAGCGCCTGTGCCGCCTGCTTGGCCGCCTCGGTCACCGACGAGGAGCCGATGGCGCGGGCCGCCACCTCCGCCTCGGTGTCGAGCAGGGCGTAGAAGCGACGGGCCTCCTTGGTGGTCATCCGCGGCGGCGGGTCGGCCAGCTCGCGCACTTCTCCGGCCCGCTCGCCGGTCACCTCGTCGATGACCGGCTCACCGTCGCGCTGACGGGCGAGTTCGTCGCGGACCTGGACGCGGCCGCGCTCGAAGTAGTCCTCGAAGACGGCCCGGATCTCGCGCATCAGCACGTCGAGCATCGGCGCCTTGCCGGCTGCCAGCCCCGCCACCTTCTCTCCGTCGCCGGTCGCGGCTGCCTCCAGGGCACGCCGGGCCAGCTCGATGGTGATGCGGTCGCGTGTCTTCTGGGTCGCCTCACGGACGGCCTGCTTGGCGTCGTCGAAGAGGGCGGCGACCTCGTCGAGGGCGACGTAGGTCTCCTCGGGGCGCAGCGCCCGCCAGTAGCCGCTCTCGGCTGCACGGCAGGAGCACTCGGACGCAGTCGTCCCGCCGGCGGGAGGCCCATCCTCGTTCTGCGACGCTGCCTCACGCGCCGGCGGGGTCTGCTCATCGGCCTCTCGGGGCCGCGGGGGTGCGTCGGTCGCCTCGTTCTCCGGCAGGTCGAGCTCTTCGCGGATCCACTCCCAGTCACGGTCGGCGAAGGGCATGCCCATCTGGTAGAGCTGGAAGAGTCCGGCCGCCATCGCCTTGAGGTCGAGCTTGCCGAGCGAGGCGAAGCGCAGCTTGGGGGCGAGGTCCTCGGCACCGGCGAAGTTGTAGGCGACCAGCTGGGCGATCGGCCCTTCCGGGGCGTTCATCGTGTCCTCGATGTCCTTGGCGACCGACCCCAGCGAGTTGAGGTACATGTCGGAGAGGTTCATCGAGAGCGCCCGGGAGCCGTTCGGCGCCTGGCCGAGGTCGAGGAACTGCTGCTGAGAGACAGTGGAGAGCTGCTGGTCCCAGTAGCGGACCAGCTCGAGCCCCTCGGCGAGGTCGATGTTGCCCGACAGCAGCGAGACATCGACGCCCGGAGGGACGCGCAGGTAGCCGCGGTCGGAGACGTGCATCGCCTCGAGGGCGTCGTCGAGGGAGTCCTTCTGGGTGGGGGTAAGGCTCGCCTCGGCCGTCTCGCGGGCGTAGGGGATGCCGCCGGTCTTCTCCAGCAGGATGAGGAGGATGACCTCGGCCTTCTCCTTGTTGTACCAGGGCTTGTACATCGGCCGCAGCAGTGGCCGGCCGAAGAAGTCGTCACCCTCGCGTTCGTGGCAGAACCAGACGAGCTTCTCGCCGGGGATCTCGACCTCTTGGCCGGTGTCGGCCACCTGGGTGACGTGGTCGATGCGGCCGCGCTCGACGTAGACGTCCTGGATGGTCGCCGGCGGCCGGTAGGCGAACCGTTCGATGACCGCTTTGCCGTCGCGCAACGCCCAGACAAGTTCGAAACCGGCGTGGCCGTAGTCGAGGGCGAGCAGGAACTGACGCAGGTTGTGGACCCACGGATCGGCGCAGGCCAGCCGTCCCTCGGAGAGAAGGACCGAGGTCACGAACTCGGCGACCTCCTTGGCGCGTCCGTCGTCCGGGTCGGCCGGTTCGATGCGCACACCGGCGGAGAGGAGGGGGAGATTCTGCGCTCTCCGCAGACCCGCCACCTTCGGGTCGGAGAAGCGCATCCGGTCGTAGACCGCGATCCCGCTTGAGCCCCGGAGGTCGTAGTTGTACTCGCCGAGCCGGGAGAGGCGCTTGAGGGTGGCGGAGCTACCGGCCTTGTAGCCGGTGCCGGTATCGCCCAGCTCCTCGGTCGGAGGGGCGGGAGTCGCCGCGGGGGCGAGCTTGAGAGGTGGCCATATCCTCACACCTTGAGACTAGAGCGCGAGAGGGCCGAAACCGTGACCGGTCAACCGGTGCCGGATTTACTGGATGTGCAGGGGAAAGACCGGTTTGGGGCCGAAAACGAGATTCTCAGAAGACGTGGTTCTTCATGCCTCCGGCCACCGTCCGGCCCGCTTTCGGGGCCTCCCAGTCGCTCGCCGCCGGGCGCCGGTGATTGACGAACCAGTAGCGGAGCGCGTCGAGCGGGTGGGAGAAGACGGGGTGCTTCTGGGCGTAGATGTCGGGCGCCGTCTTGTCGGGCGGCATCTGCGAGAGGGCGCGGATCAGCTGTGTACAGCGCTCGTGGACGACGAGCGGGATCTCTGGGTGGGCGATGGAGTCCATCATCAGCACGCAGCCGTCCCTGATGCCGCTTGGCTGGCCGACCGGGCCGAAGCCCGCCTCCCTCATCACATCGAAGTCCGACTGCGCCGTCTGGGCGTTTCGGGCCTTGCCGGCAGGGTCGGCGTACATGGCGCCCATCGGGATGACCAGGTCGACCCCCTCCTCGGCGAGCAGCTCGTTCTCAGTGCGCCGGATACCGGATGCGAACTCGCGCGTCGGGACCTCGGTCGGACCGTGCTCGGCGACCACGAACGGCTGGCCGGAGGGCGAGAGCTGCACCCAGACGCAGAACGGACGCACGAAGCCGAAGTCGACCCCGTAGGAGACCGGCCAGTTGGCGACCAGCTCGAAGCGGGCGACGTTACGCTCCCGCGAGAAGCGCTTGAAGTAGTTGCCCTCGACCGGCCGGAAGACGTCCTCGACGGTGCGGGCAAGTTCGCGCCGGGCGAGGTCCTGGTCGGCCGCCTCATCGACGTTGACGCGGAACCACTCCGCATCACGCCTGGGGTCTGCCGAGGCCGGGGTGAAGTGCGGCCGCCACTTGCCTTTGCCTCTCACGGCGGCCTGGTAGAGCTTGTGGAAGGCATCCTCCTCGCCCTCCCCGGTCGAGACGACGTGCACCCGGGCGGCGCCGTGCTCAAGGGCTGCCAGCTGCTTCTCGGGCCACTGCCAGAAGGCGTACTCGTCGGCCAGCGTCCAGTAGGCCGCATCACCGCGGGCGATGGAGCGGGTAGCGGTCAGGGCCTTGTACTGCGAGCCGTTGGCCAGGGAGAGCGACTTGGCCCGCTTGCCGACGATGCGTGGCCGCCACTCCTCCGGCATCGGCGACTCGGGCAGGATGCGCATGTTCGGCGGCTCGCTGTTGGGGTCGTAGCCGGCCAGGATGAGCAGACGGCGGATGGCGTCCTCGGCGTACTCCTCTGACTGCCGGGCGATGGGGAAGAGCCGGTGCCCCCAGAAGCTGCCGGCGTGGAACATGCCGGCCAGCTCCAGCCACGTGGCGCCGATCTGTCGCCCCTTCGGCCAGACGAGGAACGGCTCGCGCTCGATCGCCTCAAGGGCATGCTCCTGCTCGGGCCAGAGGTCGAACGGGATGAGAGTGCCGGTCTCCTTCTCGACGATGAGGCAGTGGCGGACGAAGTCGGCGAGAGAGGGAGGGTCGCCGCGGCGCTTCAGCTCGTCGTTGATGGCGGCGAGCCGGGCCCGCTTGGTGTCACTGAGCGGCCTCACGCAGGATAGCCTCCGCCTCGGCGATCAGCTCGGCGTCGGTCTTCTCGGAGAGGTCGTGGGCGACCTCGTGGCGCCCCGTGCTCTTCCCCTCCTCGAGACGGAGCTTGTCGATGAGGATGCCGACGGCGGTGGCGAGGTCCTTGCACTCACGCCCTCCCTGGGCAGCGTCGATGGCGCTCAGCAGCTCGAGCACCTTGACCAGCAGTTCGGTCTGGACCTCTGCCCGCTTGGCGTCCCTCGCTTCACACGCCTTCGCGGTCCGTTCCTTGGTGCCGGCCTCGGTCGAGATGCCGTGCTTGTGGGCCCACGAGTCGAGGGTGCGCTTCGACATGCCGAGCAGGCGTGCGGTCGCGGCCAGCCCATCGACCCGGTAGAGCTCGAGGGCTTCGGCGCGGAAGTCGTCGGTGTAGGTGCGTGCCATACCTTCAGTGTAACGCGGCGGAGGGGCTCACTCGTCCCACCCCACGATCTTGTAGCCGCCCTTCGGCAGGCCGACGATCTTCGCGCCCCGCTTGCGCCACCACTTCACCGCTCTGTGGATCCGCCCCCTGTCGGTCGTCTCGAAGAACTCGGCCAAGTCGACCGGCTCGCCGAACTCGACCACCAGCCGCACCAGCATGATGAGGCGGAACTCCTGTTCGTCTGAGTCGGTGATGGTGTCGGAGAGGCTGCGCTTGCAGCTCCAGCAGAGCGCCAGCTCGTCCTCGTTGCCGGAGTAGAGCTGGCAGTCGCAGGCGAGGCATCGCCGGCGGTCCTTGCGCGGGATGGAGGCGATGACGACCCTCGGGATCGCATAGTTGCGCGTACCGTGGACGACCGCCCGCGAGGTGGGGTGGGTGGTGGTCAATGCACCTGCCGCTCGTCGCCGAAGTCGAAGAACAGGACCCGCGTCGCCGGGTCGACGTGGAGCAGCTCGCGGATGCGCTTGAGGCGTATCTCGAGGGCCAGCATCTCGACGATGAGCCGCTTGGCGTCCTCGTCCTTGGCCGCGCCGTTCATCGCCCCGAGGTTGCACATCCCGCAGGCGACGTGTTCGCGGACCTTCTCGAAGTCGACGGCGCTGCCCATGCTCCGACGATACCTCCCTCCCGCGACGCAGCCGCGTCAGGTATCCTCCCCTCGTGGCTGGCCACATCGAGAAGCGGCGCAACAAGGACGGCAGCATCTCCTGGCGCTGCATCATCCCAGGCGGCTACGGTCGCGGCAGCGAGCGCGTGGTGCAGACACACCGCACGACACGCGACTCGGAGAAGCCCCCCAAGGCCGCCCGCGACATCCTCGCCCAGATGCAGCAGGAGGCCGCCGGCGGAAGTGTCGTCTCGCGCCGCCTGCGCATGGCCGAGTTGCTGCGCGCATGGCTCGATCAGGACTGCCGGCCGCGACTGGCGCCGAGCACCGTCTACGGCTACGAGGGCATTGTCGAGGGCTACCTGGTGCCCACCATCGGCCAGCTGCGTGCCGTCGACCTGCGTCCACGCCATCTCGACGAGCTGTGGGCCTCAGAACGTGAGGACGACGAGCTCTCGGCAGCGACCATCCGCTCGCACTACCGGGTCGTCCACCGGGCGCTCTCCTGGGCCGTGCAGAAGGAGCTCGTGACCCGGAACGTCGCTGAGGCCGCGCGGCCGCCGCAGGGCAAGGCCCCGGAGATGCAGACGATCAGCGCCGAGCAGCTGCGCGGTCTGGTCGACCTGGCCGTCGGCACGCCGCTCGAGCTGTGGGTCCTGCTGGCCGTCGGCACCGCCGGACGGCGCAGCGAGATCGAGGCGATCAGGACACGCGACCTCGACCTGAAGGCGGGTCGGGCGACGATCGCTCACTCGATGGAGCACACCCCGGGCGAACCGGTCGCACCGAAGGAGACGAAGACCGGCCGAGTGCGCACCGTGCCGCTCGCTCCGTTCGTCGTCGAGCGGCTCAAGGTCTGGAAGGGCGAGGCCCTGCGCCAGCCCGACAACCACGTCTGCCCGCCGCTCAACAACTACGACTTCAGCCATGCGTGGCGCGACCTGGTCAAGGAGGCGAAACTCCCCGGCTTCCGCTTCCACGACATCCGCCACTCGGTGGCCACCGTCCTCCTGGAGTCCGGCCTGCCGGTGAAGGTCGTCCAGGAGATCCTTGGCCACACCTCTCCGACCACCACGCTGAGCGTCTACGCCCACGTCACAGAGCGCATGCGCGACATGGCCGCCGAAGAGGTCGGGAAGGCGTTTTCTGGAACCCCGGAGCACCCGGGGAGCACCTCAGACGCCGATGTGCTCCCCCTCGTCGCTGAGGAAGAGCACATCTAGCAGGCATTTTGTCTGGCGGGGAGTACGGGAGTTACACCCGTCTACGTGGATTTAGAGTCCGCGTTGATCCTTCCGATCGACCCCCCGCGACGACCCGATGATACCGTGAACGCCCCCGGCCGTCGCCCGCCGC